GAGAGTTGAACTATAGCTTGAATAATTGTACATGCACCTGTCATTGTTAATGAAAAAGCTGTTGACGTACCAGCAACACCAAACGTACCAGTAATCCATTTCCCGGCCGCTATAGCTAGTTTAGCTGTAGTTACTGCACTACCACCAAGTAAAGCTGCGGTAATGGCACCAGTGTTAATGTCAGCTGTTTGAACGCCTACATCGGCTACAACCTCTCTTATTCCTTCAGCTAGACTCATTTCTAATTCCTCCTATTTTTAAAAATAGGGATAACCCCCGAATGACTCAGTGGTCATCCCCACATTGTTTACATATTAATATCGTTTACAGATTAAAGTCTGCAAGACCGAAGGTAGCAGCTGCTGTAGCAACCACACGAGCGATACCTGTCTGAGTCGTAGCACGAGGCATCATAGTGCCTATGGAACTACCAGGAGTCAGATGGGCACCAACAATCCATGTACCCTCTTTCTTGACGGGCCAAATACCCTTTTTGCCAAGATAGCAATACAAATTGCCAGTATTGGTTGCACTTGCTAGGGTAACACCAACTGCTAGGGCAGTCATAGTTCCACTATCAATCTTTGGAAATACACCATCATACGGATTGGGAATAGCAGCGCAGGTCTGTGCGGCAACTGCAACTTCTAGGCCATCCTTAAGATAAAGATTAAGCGTACCAGCCGAGGCAGCAGAATCATTACCTTGAATCATATAAGAATCAGCGGAAGTGTTCATTAGTAAAACTCCATTCTTATAAAAATTCTTAGCACATGATGTAGCACCTATTGTTAGTGAGAGAAACTTATCACCAACTGATGCAGTAGCAGCGGCAGTTATATTCTGATGATGTGCCACGCAAGCCTTCCCTTGGAGCAACATACCCTTGGTCAATGTAGCAGTTGCAGTTCCTAGTCGGCAATATACAACCTCTTTACCAAAGCCTATGTTTTTAACACTACCAACAACCGTAGTTGGTGCTGTTTCTACTTCTCGAATACCCTGCACTGAAATTCTGGAAGGGCCATTCTCTGTTAGTACTCTGTCCATTGTAAAATCCTCCTTTGATTTGGGCAAATCTCCAAGGGGTTATGGGCAACCCCTAGGAGGCCTATCATGTTAATATTAAGTTATGCTTTGAACCTGACCCTGGTATCTTGGTGCTGGGCAGATAAGATTTCCCATCCAGTAGAATCTACCAGTCTTGGCATCTTCGTCTAGATGAGTCATAAAATCCTGCCAGTCCATATTTCTGTCCTTATGGACAACGAACTCTAGATAGTCAGTGTTCAGGAAAAATGCAAGACCAGCCGTTAGGTCGTCTTCCACTACTACTATGGCATCATTAAATTCGATACCGTTAAAACCAAGTGCCCTAATATCCGCATGAGCAGAATTCTGATTATACCTCTGCTGAGGTGTCATCTTCGCCCAAATGGAATTATAAACAGCCTGGGTTGTAATTATCATGTCGGGGTGCTTGTTATTCTTGCTACAATCACCGTACATGGTCTGGAACATGGAGTTACTGTATGCACCACCAGTACCGTCTAGCTGAGCCTTAGCCCAGGTATCCTTAGACCTGGTGAGGGTTCCATATGTTGCATAGTTGGTGCCATCGTCACAAATAGCTGGTAATCCATCTATGCTGCCGTCGGCCCCACCGGAGCGCATACCGTCATTTAGAATTTTAGACATGGTCTCCTCGGCATTATCCATCTTATCCTCAATAATATTCCTAATGCGATTAGAGCCCATTGCGATGGATTCGGTCCACCCGTCGATAGTTACATCAACATAGGCCATCTTCCAGTCGTGAATATACTCTTTAACTGTTTGCTTCTGGGTGGTTGAGAACTTTGCCCCTCGCTCGTAAAACCCACCAGGGAGATGTGCATACCTTGCACCAGTTCTAATATGCTCACCAGAATCTGCAACGTACTTGCCCTTGCCTTCAAGCCTAGCAAGAACGATGTTGTTCATTACTATCTGTGATTCTATTTTTACTAGAACTTCGTCCCTTACAAAGGCATCGAGTTCCGTAACGTTTAGCTTACTCATTTGTTACCTCCTAAAGTTATCTTTAAGACTAGGGGTAACAGATCAAATTACTTCTTTCTGTCCCTAGCCAATACTTTGCGTACTTCTCTACCTTTCGGCATATTTGCGTTCAGGACATCAGCTTTATTGTTCGACTCCCATTTTTCCTTCTCTACGGCTACAGCTTTTGCTATCTTTGCAGTAAGAATTTCATCCTTGTAGGCACCCTCGTATGCAGCTTCAATATCCGTGATACTATTTTCCTTTGCATACTTTATGATTTTTTCCGGGTCTGGAGTTATATCTGTTCCACTACGCATCTGTAATCCCTGTAACTTCACAAGCATCTGGAACCCCTGAGAGAAGGCATTGTCTGACTGCGTATTTCTCTCGTCGATTTTTTTCTCCAGTTTCTTCAATGCACTTGCCGTTAATGGTTCGTCGTTATCATTCGAATCAGGATCGTCATCATCACCTGCAAGATCAACCTTGCCTCTCCAGTCGTTGAACTCTGAGATGAGCCCCTTGTTCTGCTCATACCATCCAGTCCACTTCTCGGCTGTTGCTATCTTATCCTGCATCTCCTTACTCCTCTCAGAAATTGCCTGGGTCTTCTTGGTATAATCACCCTGATAGCCCTTAATAATTTTCTGATACTCATCTGGTAAAGAATTGATGTCAACCTTACTGATGTCGAATGATACCTCGGCTGTACCACTAGATTGAATAGCGGTGACCGTGACCGTACTAGTTACTGTGTCGCTTGATGTTGCCATGTTTCCTCCCTCTGATTGTTGCCCAAGGCATTACTGCTTATTAGACAGTCCAGATATTGGTTTTTGTCATTAGCCTTGCTGTTCAACATAATATTGAAACTCGGCTAATCGCTTACATTATATACGCCTACTCTTTAAGCGTTGCATCCCAACTTCTCTTCCTCTTTCGCATCTCACCTATGATACCCTTTGCCTTCTCAACCTGCTGACTGGTAGTAGTAGTCGTCTTCCTCTTCTCTAGTAATTTAGGCTCTGGCCTCTTACCTCTCGGTGGAGGTTTCCTCGGGATAGTAGTGGTAGTAGTTGGCTGTACAGAGGAGGTTGTGCTAGTAGTAGTCTTATCCCTATCCCTATACGCCTTCATACTATTATAGACTTTGCCACCAACCTTAAATGAACCCATTATTGAATCCCCGTATTTTTACTTATACCTTCCCGCACTCCTTGATCGAAGTGTGTACCTTTTATATTTGCTATACTCGGCATACTCCCAGCATGTTTGACTTCCCCTGGAACACCGCCACCTTGTCCACCAGCTTCCTGCATCTGCATAGCCATCTCCATCTGATTAGCCTCCTGCTCCTCTAGTCTCCTAAGTATCTCAGTTCTATTAGGCCAATCCAGAGTCTCAAGTACGCTTTCTTTATCTATTAATGGCCTAGGCTGTGCCTGATATAGTTGTAGGGCCATCATAGATTTCTGCCAGTTATTCATTGCCAGAGATGAACCAGGTCTAACTTTAAAAAGAAAATTCTTCCATGCATCCTTGGGATTTTTCATATATTTCTTCGCTTCTGGAATCTTTCCCCTAAGAACATCGGCTGCAAACTTAAAACTCTCATAATCATTGTCATTCTTTAATCGCCACATCAGCCTATTGGTGTCCTGAAACTGAAAGATTCTCGATATCAACTTCTGCCCAACTCTCTCCAGAAGAGATTCAACTAGTCTTGACTTCAGCCTGATCGTTGCCATGGCTGCGGTCTGTAATGCCTCAATAGCACTACCCGATCTAACTTGTCCTGGAACTCCACCAGATACAACCTCTGTATTCCCAGATAGCTTCTCAATTGCAGACTCAACGTATTTTATTATATCAAATATACTAGATGGTAATGGTTGTCCGGTCTCCCTCTTGAGATTTGATCCTGGTTTTATTTTAACTTTCAGTCCTGGAACATTATCAAGGTTCTCCCAATCCTCAGGTTCTAATGCATTAGCATCACCTATCCAGATTGCATTAGTCATCAACATACCATTTTCTACTATGATGGTAACTAACTTATTGAGCAATCTCTGTAATTCCTTAAGGTCCGATATCTCACCAACACCCCAGGCAGTATCAGGATCACGATGCCAAGTAAGTATGTCAACTGGGTGCATCCCATCCCAATATGGATTATGGTCATCAACCACGAGTTCCCCACCTGCTATTATTATATGCCTACCCTTTGGATATTTCTGTTTCCCATTAACCATTGTATGATCTTTAAGCCAGTACTCTCTTACGAGAGATCGTTCCAGTGCAGACTTTCTGGTTAGTAACTTCTGAACCTGCCTAACCATTCTTCCCCTCTTCTCAGTCATCTTAGCTTCTTTGAGAAATGAGTGTGGTGCGTCCGGCTTTATATCCTTATTATTATACCTGTTCATCAATTCCCTAGTGGTGTATATACCCTCCATCCTAAGATACTGTGCTTGATCTAAGTACTGTGGTGCTGTTATGTTCGGGTCAAAGTTAAGATTCCTAGGGTCAACGCAGTGTACAGTTGAATCTCCCTTTCCCCAGTCTAACGTCTTATCATATATAGTATTTACACCACACGTACCAAATAACTCTGAATAAAATATGATGTCAGTAATTGTCATATCAAGAGAATACTCAGACCACTTAGCCCTCATGATCTCAACTAGGGCATCAGCCACATCCTGTAGTGGATCATAAAATGGTAGAACATCAACAAATGGCTTTGTATCTGTCATCATTGATGTCTTCCTTTCAATGGCCTGTCTTAGGAAGTTTAGCACGGGAGATGCCTTATGTGATGGCCTCTCTTCACCCCAATGACTCCTACCTAAGTAAAAACTTGGGATATCATCCCACTCTTTTGATACGTATCTGGTTTTATACTCATCCATCTCACCGTCTATACCATCAAGATATTTAGTTATGTCCTCACTCTTGGTACCAATCTGCTCATCAGACATATATTTTACCTATTAATTATGAGTATACTAACTATTAACTTAAAAAGGGGTCTCATATTTTTTAATGAGACCCACATTATTTATCCAATTAATTCCTTCTCATACGATTTTTTATCTTCCTGATCCTCAGTAGGTAACTCCCTCTCAACTGGCTTAATGATCCCCGTTGCATATCTTTTGGAGTTCCTTGCACACAGATTATTGCAGAACACCTGATTTATATTTCTTGGATTTATTATTACCTTCCCACATTGCTGGCAGAGAAGGTCTCCCCTGTAACCTATTGTTTTCATTTCCCATTCTTTCTCAACGTCTGGATTATAATAGTCTCCCATTTTATACGCTTGGTTCAGTAGACCCAACATATATATGCCCATATCCTCTATCCTGTTATCATATGCAGCTACCTCGAAATCTTTTTTTATTCCAGGCGGTAGACAACCTAATATAAAATTTGCGCACCTATTTAACTCGATTAGTTCAGTTGACTTGATATCAGATTTGTACTCAGAAACCCCACTAGCTACTTCCTTTTCCTGTCTGACATCTCTTCGATCAGGCAAAATAGGATTGCCCTTCCCACTATCTTTGCACCCTTCCTCAGCACTGACACTATCTTTTTTTTCATTATCCGACCCCTCCATTTTACGATTAAATTCCTCCACACCATCCTTACCAAATTCCTTCAGCACTTCCTCTTTAAGACTGGAGAGTTTGTCTTCATCTGAGCCAATAATGTCATCATGTGCATCTACATCGTCATCGGGTGGTTTATCTGGCCCAGGCGTAACCCCAATATCCTCATCAAAGATATCCTTTTGAAGCTCTTCCTTAGTAATGACTTTCCTTTTCTTTGCTAATTTCGTAGCCATACCTTCTCCTTATACACTGTAAATTAGTTTTTGTCAAGTCGATAACCAGTTTTTCACAACTTTTTTTTAATCCCTAGATCATTCAATAGCTTATAGCACCTGTAGTACGTACTCCGCTCCAGTGTGCTTTCAGACATTATGCCCTCCACACATAGATTCTTGAAGAAATTCCTAGTTAATATATTTGGAAAATATTTTATTGCCTCCAGGAGTGTCTTCTTACCACCCATAGTGTCACCCATCAGTAATGAAGCTAAGGCTCTTCCGGTTAGGAATGTCCCATAATTACAATCAAATGTATACGACTGATCGTGATTATAGTGGGTAAGAATCTCATGTACCATAGTTGGTGGGGCAAGACCGCGCTCCAACATGGCAAAGCCAATTGCACTCCTAATAACATTAGATGTATATTTAAACTTACCTATCTCATCGTTAACCTCACTCATAGGGCTATGCTCAACTATCATCTTGGTGATTTTCTTAGCGTTAATGTCTTGAAGCGCAGTCTCGTTGAATATTCCCTTGTATCTCTTTAGCATTGTATCTGTGTCTATTGTGTCAGTAATTACATAATCATTGAATGTTGTAAGTTTATGTGCTGTTATATACATACACTTATTGTGACCCTCATGAACAATGCCGTCTACCTCGAATCCAGATACTGCCAGCAGGAACCTTATCGTTTGCTCTGAGAATGTGTACAGATGTGCTGACGACAGAAACCCATCTGGGGTAGTTCTGGCATATGGGTACTCCATAGACGGAACCTCTATTATTAATTTACCATCTTTCCTTAGTAACTTATGAACCCTCCTTAACACATCCTTGGGGGAGTAGAAGTGCTCCAGAGAGTTCATAATTGTTATAATATCGTACTCGTTGCCAGTAATTTCTGAATCATCGAAGAGTGATGCCGATACTATTTTTACACCATATAGCTTTTCCCCTATATCCCTATTTCTCTCACTAGCATCTATCCCAGTGACATCTCCACCCATAACCTTTAGTCCACCTAGTATTGTTCCTATCCCACATCCAATGTCAAGTATCTTCTTATCCAGGATTTCTATATTGTTTGATTCTATCCAATCGAAGAATGGTGCCGCTACCAGTACGCTATTACCAACTTCCTGCCTACATATACCGCCTATATTTCCCCCATGATATATTTTCGGGTAATCAACCTTATTAAATCTGTCAGTTGACTCCTCGCTCATCATTGGGTTTTTATACACCAGTCCACACTTATTACATATAACATCAGTCTTGTGAAATAGGTGTTTATCCTTACTAACTAGGTAGTTACTACCCTTCCACCTACACCTCTCATGTAGGGTTGCGTATGTATCATTGCCACATATCTCACACGACCTTACCCCCTCTTCATATTCTTCTGATAATGTAGGGTCTCCAAAGCTTATATCCCTTTCCTTCATGCTGCCTCCTATAAATTTAACCAGTGTCCTTTATTCTTCTTTCTCCCATCCCAAGTATCATAGTGTAGCTTATCCTTCTTCTCAGCTAGCTTGGTTATCTTTGACTCTATTTTATTCTCAAGCACTCCAACACTATCTACATGGGAATCACCGTATTCAATATCCGTAACCAACATATTAATCATAAACGCATCGACTAGGTCATCCTTGCCCCTACCATACGCACTGGTACCACTTCCCATATTATCTTTAACGTAGATGGTCATCTCATGTATTAACATGGAACTTTTAATTCCAACTTTTCTATTCTCGACACATTGTCTAGCAAAGGAGACTAGCATTGGTTTAGTGGTTGCATCCGTCTTCCACCCCAACTTTGTTGTTGGTTTATGATTTACCGAATCCACAACCCTACGCTTAAATATATTCCAATAATCCATCTTCTGTATTTCCTTCAATACAGAATGACCATATCCACACACCTCTGGTGCTATGATGGCGTTATTATACTTCTTGGCAAGAGTAACTGCATACTGTGCCACTATGTCAGTATCCATCTTACCGTGCCACTCAGCACATTGAGTTGCAACTAAACCACCATCCCTCCTATCCAGTACACGAAACACCTCTATCGCACCGAAATCCGTATCACCGGGCTCGCCAGATGATGGATCAATTGACGCAACGTACTTCTCACCATCTATTGGTTGCTCCCAAATTTGTAGACTACCAACTATGTTAGACTCTAACATGCACCCTACTATATCACCAATCCACATTGGCTTCTTCACGCGCTCCTTATACGCTCGTAGTGCTGCCCTATCAAAAACAGGTTTACCGCTTACTATAAATGCCTCCGTATCTGTCGTTGGGTATTGTTCGTGAAAGTTTTCCAATGCTGTCTTAGTATTTATCCCAGCTCCCTGACCAAGCAAACCGATCTGTTCTCTACGCCACTTTAGTTGTTCAAGCGTACCACCCTTGGAGCCAACAATGTATCTCTCCTCATCGTCTAGTGTATCCCTTATCTCCTCCTCATCACTACCTGTTAATACTATTCTATAATCCTCGTGCTGTAACCAACTATAGAATAGTGGCTTAAATGCGCTTGTACCCTTAACAGCCCTTAACCACTCCTGATAAAACGGTTCACCCTGACCAGTCATTCCATTAGCCGTTGACTCCAACACTATAAATGTTCCGGGGGTCTTAAATGCGGTAGGTATCACAGATGTTCTCACAGTATCAGCATCTCTATAAAATGCGTACTCCGAGAAGTGTATGAAGTGCTGACCAGTACCAAGTCCTGCCTTATCGGTACATGATACTGTTCTCATTGAGGACTTCAGACCATGTCTGCCTGACTTAACCAATCTCTGTGGTAGGTCAAAATATAACTGTGACTTACTTTTAAATCTAACAGCTGGCCTTAATTCCGTTGGTAGATACTCATAGAATATATGAGACATGTTATGGATATATGAACACCCCTTATCATCGGCAGCTATGGTTATTCCGTGTCTATGTGAGATGGTATGACATTTATGAAACATCCTGCTCTGAACATAGGTAGAAACCCCGTGCCTCCTGGCCTTTAATATTATTAACTTGACAGGCTTTTTGTGTGACTCTGCAACATTCCACACCTTGTTAATCTCTTTCTGAACAAAGCGATTCCCTATGTCGAACTTCACAAGACCAACATCAGTTTGAACACATAGTAGCCGCGGAGAATAGTAATCATATTCTCCAAGCCTCGATATGTCGAAGTTAATTGTACTCACTATGTGAAAACCTCCAACTCTATATTAGCTGTATCTCCACCAACCAACTCCTCGTATGAAAAATTCTTTGGCATCTCCTTCTTGCCGTCCGACAGTAATGCCCGTAAATTTGTTGCTAATTTAATTCTAACATCTGTATGCACCATAGCTGACTTTATTACCCCATTTGCAATATCAATAACTCTAGACATCTTATTGTCGGACAGAATATCCACGGAGCAGAGGAGGTATAATATTATTTTACAATTGGCTGAGGGGTTTCCAATGTTGCTAATTAATAGGTCATACATACTGTCAACCCTTAGCTTCTCAGTGGCCTTTATCATTTCCTTGGCACCTGCCGTACTAGACCTGTCTAATTCTTTTCCCCTCTTCTCGTTACGTGCCTTCTCTATAGTACTACGCTTACAATCCTTGCATATCCAGTCGTTACGCACCATACTCGACGTGTACGTATTATACTTGCTCAGTTCAATCCCACACACCCTGCATGTCCGGCCTGAACTCCCTAATAAACTTGCCATAGTTTCCCCTAACACCGCTATTCATTTTTTTAAATAATATCTCAAGACTACAGAATAACTTGAAAACCACTATTAGCTTTGCCATGCTCTTCTCCGCGCCATCGTATCTCCTGTCGATTGCCTTGTTTGTATTTGTGCACCCAAGTGTCACAGACTGTATTACGTGCATAGCAGAATGATAGCACATTGGATGATTCAATATCTCCATTTTTAGATTCTCACAGTACTCAAGTATTTTCTCTAAATATGTATCATTGATACCATCCTTAACTACCCCACTAAAATATTCCTCTATACAATCCTTGGCTATATCTATGTTGTCAAGAGTTACCTTGTAGTAGTCAACGCCGTCCTTCACATTCTTATTTACTATGTCAAAATCCCTCTGTACGTCCTCATCGGATAGTCTGGTTAAGTTATCACTAAGTATTGATTGTACGTCGATATCCTTCGTCATAAACTGCTCAATTGCATCCTTGAATCTCATTATCTTGGTTCCCTTGATTAATGCACCACCCTCTGTGGCGTTGACACACTTAACTTTCAGCTCCTCTATATCCTTCTCGAATCTTCTCCTCATGCCGACCCATGTATCCAGAGACTTTATCGCTTTGCCGTCGTTACCCATAACCTCACATTGCTGATTCATTAACTGTGACTTCCTCATCCCATCACTAGCATGTGTTGCCCCGTTCACGTGTGTCTTACCATCTGGGGCAAATGCCAAGTCCTGCCCAACTAATACTATTGGTGAGCACCCCATATAATATGCAACCATAAAGGCTAGATTTGTTACAGACTTCCCAGTATTCAATATGCCCTTATCGAGACCAAGCCACTTAAAGTGCGCAAAATCACGAAACACAATCATATGTTTACCGTGCCATTCCTCGTAGACCTCCGGTTTGACTACTGGACAGGCTGCAAGCCATATGTCCCTCATTAGCACCTTCTTGTCGTCTGGTATCTGAGCGAAGTGCTCCCTGGTTGTTAGGTTCCTCTCAAGTGAACATACAATATCTGGAACTATAGGAGTACTATAATTTAGAAATGAATTCAGTGATGCATCTGCCGCAAAGAATACAGCCTTATCTTTTATACTATGGAGCAGGTCTATATTCTTATCGAGTGAAGGCCCAGTTGCCGCTATAACTGCTGGAACATCCTTAAATTTATTCTTTAACCCACTAACCCCAGGATTATTTAGTATGATGTCAAGGTTTTGGAATTGATGGTCCACCCCGAACCAGCTATCCTCTGGATCATTACCAAAAGAAGACCTAATATCATAAAACACCCTGCTCAATTCTGAGAAGACTGGTTTATAGTACTGCTTCGCAACTCTAATTAGTTTTGGGTGTTCTATGAATTCAGTACTTGAGAAATAATTTTTGCCAACGTCCTGTAGTATGTCATAGACAACGGAGTACACCTTATCAACTGGTAATCCAACTAGAAATCTTACACAACCGGCATCAAAAATATTTATATTCTTACCGTCCACAGTTAGCTGTAGATGTCTGTTCTCTATGAATTTTTTGAAGAGCTGTATATCAGGTTCGAACACCAGGACAACTGAGCCCGGATATAACTTGCCATCAAATAATGCCTGGAGGTAATACCCCATTCCAAGTCCACTCATAACCACTAGTCCGGCCTTATCCTCATCACCTACAACCATTCTCACATATCTCCTGGCCTCCTCAAGTGGATTTTCCGTAGAGTTCAACGTCCTACCATCACTATCACCATCACCGAGAATACACGTGCACATTCCCTCCTGACCAGTATTTCTGATTTTCACACTGTAGTCATCCTTTAGGTGTTTAACCCTCTCACTTAAATCTGGATAATTACGATCTAGTGCCGCTATGTTCTCGGAATATATGCTCATTTATTACTCTCCTTGGGGAAGCATGACATCTGCTCCTAAATAGTGTGAGACCTTTAGATTGGTACAGTTGTCGTATAAGTCAAATGGTGTTTTATAATGAGTAATTGGTTTCTCAAAGCACTCATCTATTTGTAGCCTAGATATAGTTGGGCATATTACCGCCAGCTTCCTGTCACCTATTAACTCCGAGAATGCAACGTCAAACTTAGCTGGCTTGATACCATTAACCTGCTGAAATATGTAGTGTACACCAATTCCATCCTTTGGAGAACATTTTATACAGATTGTTCCACCATCATTAACAATATTATATTTACACAGTCGAAGCACATTCATCGCTTGCATGAAGTCCCCATTTTTAAATAATGGTTCGAGTACTACAACATCTGCGGGCTCGTCTAGTATTACACCGAAATTATATTTAGACATTCTTTCCTCGCTTAACCGCACTGGAATATCATTTATTACTATGTTTACAACCTCGCCAAGTCTATTTATGACACCGCTAACAACATAGTCTATACCCCTCTCTATTCTCCTAATATACCTTACGGCCTCAGACCTAGTCAGTTTATGAAAATTAATAGCACCTGCGACAGATGTAAGACCAGGAACAACAACCTTGCCACCACCACTCCTCTTGACGAATATGTGTGGCATTATTGTTCCAATGCTAATCCTAGTATATTCCGAAAAGTCAGCAAATGGAAAACTAACTAATGGTGAGTTCCTATATAATCTTATTCCATCTAGTTTTGCACTAAACTTAGACTCAATTTCTTGTAGCGTGCTAGCCCTGTGCATTCCAGATGCCACTACTATTATGACATTATCTCTTCCAACTGTCTTTATAACATAATCTAAAACCTCCATATGCAATACAGTATTCGGCCTGAATATATCATCTGACATTATTAACACCTTCTCGTCCGACCTTAGATGTATTTTCCTTTTTATGCTCTCGCCAATCTCCCAGGACTCAAGCAATGTTGCCCCTAAACTAAGCCCTACCATAGAGTACATCATTCAACTACCCCCTTTAATAATTGTATTTATATAGTGCCTCGGCTATTGGAATATCAGACGGGACATTTATATTATATCCACGGTACTTTGGAATCCTGATTGACACATAGCATCCAAGATGTCCCTCAGATATATATCTCCTCCTCCATAGATAAAGGTTCCCACTCTTAATCTTGACGGCAGTATCTGATGGATGTGAATTACGTGCATGCCTTATGTAGCTAGGCTCTAAATTGTCATCGTGATAGTGCGAGCATACCATGTCTACGCTATTATTATCCCTAACTATCTTTATGGCACTAACGATGTCAGAAAAACTCCTAAACGGATTTGTTGGCTGAAACAACATTATGTAATCTGGATTACTTCCATCGCGTATCATTCTTGATATGGCATGCTTAACTGTTGCCATATGTGATAGGCTGTCACTGCATAATATCGCAGGTCTTTTGATTGCTCTTATTTTCGTCCCACTAAAACCGAACATCTCTGGTTTATTAGATGAGAAATATATATTTTCAAACATGAAGTAGTACCTTTCTAGGAAATCAGTTGTCCACTTATATAGTTGTTTCCCGGCCACAAAGGTTACATTCTTATATGGAATTCTAGTACTATTCGACTTAGCTGTAATTAGTGCATTTATTTTCATATCTACCTCACGTTGTCAAAACATCCGTTATAATAGCTAAACTCCTTGCCACGCTCAAGTACAATAAAAAACCCCTTACCTAACCACTTATTTGTCTTCCAATCAAATAGTGGCAGCACTGGGAAAACCCACTGATTTTCAAATGATCTTCTCAGACCCTTACATGAATTACGCCTAACACTCGTACTCTCCATTATGTTTGTTAGCTTCCTTGGAACTACGTAGTGGATATTTATACCACCTGGCTTAGTTACGTATAGCATCTTTCGCATTATTGCAAGCTGATCGTCAAAATCGTAATGTTCTAACAGTCCATAGGAGAATGCCAGGTCAAATCTCGATTTTGAAAATGGCATATCAAATACATCTGCTTTCTGAAACCCCTTATTATTCCACGCAGTATAGTACTTATCAATCTTGTGTGTCTCCACAAAGCATGCGTCGAGTAGATCACTGAGTATGCCCCTACCACACCCAACTTCAAGGCTAACAAGATCGTGAAACTCCATATTGTCTTCCATTGCCCCATAGTGCTTATTGAGACATTCAATTATGTAGTTTAGGTTGAATACAAATGGATTTATATTTAATACTTTTACACTGTTATTCTTCCAAAACTTATTCCATTCCCCCCTACTTGTCATTTATCTTTCCCCCTGTTTTCTTCAATAGCTTTTCCGCCCTTTTCATGTATCCACTAGGTATTAACAGAGCTCTTCTAATCTGTTCAGCTGAAGCTGGATCACATACGTGAATTGGTTTTCTTCCTTGGCTCATTTTAGTATCTCCCATATTTTTGAAGCTATTAGTTTACCCGCATTCCCAACACCAAAAAGGTTACTCTGTTCATACTTTGATTTCAGTTGTTGATTTAGGAAAAACAGTAGATCATAATGATCGAACCCACACCTAGTAATGTTTTCCCCACCAACCCTGCCATCTTGCCTACTGCCTACACTTAGTGATGGTGTACCCATGTATGTTGCCTCACGAATACCTGTAGATGAGTTACCTATGATGCAGGATGTTTCTGATAATAGGGTTCCAAAATCCCCTGGGTCTATATGCCGAATGAATCTAGTTGGACATCCAGCACTACCTAGCTTAGACTCCCTATATGCCTTAGCTATTTGTTCACCACCAGGGTCAATGTTATTCCAAAATATCACCTTCTGTATATCAACAGTGGATAGTATGTCTATAAAGACATCCATCTGACTTGAAGTTATTGGCTTAACTGTGTCGGGGTGTAACATGACTATGATAAACTTCTCGTTGAAGTCCAGTCTCTGTCCGGTTCCACGTTTATTGACTATGCAATCAAGTTCCGACGGTAGCCATATACCAGCCCTAAATAGTAAATCCATTGACGGACATCCATAGTTAAATGTATTTACCCTAAGTAATGCATGTTTATTCATTGCCGTTACATTGATTGCGGCAGTTGCTGTGGCTGGAAAGTGGTAATCCGATAATTGAGTGATGGCATCCCTAACCTTGTCATCTATTGTACCAGATGTTTCACCACCCTGAATATGTATTAGTGGTATATTCATATATGATGCTGCTATTGCCGTAGCCATAGTTTCAAACCTATCAGCTATTGTTATTACTGCATCTGGCCTCAGTAACTCGAGTAGGGTCGCTATCTCTATGACCCCCACCCCAACTGTCTTAGGCATCTTTCCAACTGTGTCACCTTCAACAGCCATGTTTATTCTGAAACGCTCAATATCCGGAAAGTCATTCTTGATATCGTCGATAACGTTACCATATTTATAGAGAAACACACTTGAGCCAAGTATTAAACACGGTACTATTCCAGCTGGCAGGTTCCGTATAATTGTCTTGACGCGATTATAGCTACTTCTATTAGTGATAGCTATGGCTAGTTTCTTCTTCACAATCTATCCTCCCGTATCCATCTATCATTAATCTATCGGTAAACATATTACTATCAAACTCCACTGATTTTATAATCATTTGTCGTGGTATCAATAATCTAGAGAATGGTTGCTTCGGGTTATTTCCAATAGCCATTGCAATTGTTATATGCGTAGGCTTATCCTCCAATAGAATCCCAATCCCAATATGAATGGTATCCTCAATCTCCAGAGCCTCCTCGTCCCATGCCGATGCATAAACTAAATCGTAGAACTCAACATAGACATATTTCATTAGAGCCTCCTACTAGTGGACACAGTCCAGTTCTTACCAATTTTAACCATTTTAAAAACACATTCCCAATTAGGTAACTTATCAACATACAATCTTATGTCGCTTGGCGTTGCAGCACCGACCTTCTCATCCGATATAGACCTGCCAGTGCCATTTTTATATATCCTCTGGACCAACTCTGAGCAATATGCTAGTATCCCATGATTATACTTCTCAGAAAAGTTCTTCCCGGTTATAGTGTCTAGCACTTGCCATACTATCCCTAGGATATCATATGGTAGACCGACCCAGTTTCTCGTCTCAGCAACTAGGGCGTTCTTTTCATCTGCTGAGATAGTTAAATCACGATAGAAATATATGTCGTGCCCCCCCCTGAAGTATCTATCAATATTATGATATGTCATAACCCTGTCGGCTGAAAATGCCTTACCAGCACCAGTATACATCTCTACGTGATTACATACTGGAATTACCCCGCTAAGTATCCCGGCAAACCTTATAAGCCTAGCAAATATACTGGTACGATGATTGGTAAATATTAAGTCCCCTACGTTGAATCCTACGAAATCGAACATCCTTGTAATCTTCCAGGCTTGTCTTGGAGACCTCACCACTACTACCTTCCTACCCTCTGATTGGTTTTCCATAAACGAATGTCCTCCCATCTGTTATATCAACTACATTAACCACAAATGTACCATCTGGATTCCAGTGTACTATCGCAAATGCAAGTGACCAATTTACCTTTCTCCCTTTGAGCCATTTATTCGATGATGCCTGACATTTTTTTAGACACCCTATACAGAATGCTGCATGGACACCATCAAAGTTACCAACACTCTCCCTCGCCACATCGTGGAAGTGCCCATACATAACATTGACACCAAGCTGCACAACCGTGTGTCTTGCATGATATAGGCCAGTATAATGACCACCATGATGAAAGTGTAGATATCCTATCTTTAGAAAATCATCATATGGCAACCAATCATAGCCTCTCTCCTCCAACCTCATGCATGCCTGTGGTGAATATTTATCCTCCAGGTATGGATGCTCATCTATGAAATTATTTAACCACTCATCATGATTCCCAAGTAATAGATGCTTTTTCTTCACCCCAGCCTTCTTGCATGATTCGTCAAATTTGTCTAGAAGTTTATTTGTTGCCTTAACATCCTTCTCCAGATCATTTATGATGAATTCTAGCGGTGGTCTCTTTTTCTTTTTGTACTTCCAGTAGGATACAGAATTCCACTCACCGACATCACCAAGATGTATGACAGTGTCTGGCTTCACTAGCTCTATTGCCTTGCACACTATATTGACCGCCTTAGTATCTTGTAGAGGTGCATGTGTATCTGGTATGACTATTGCTACCTTTGTCTTATGTTTCATATATTTCCCCCATTCCATGTGTTATTTTCTTTCAAAGGGCACCACTGTTCCACTAGGAAGAACACTCCCTTTAATAATAATCAATCTATTCTTCCACCTGGTCGAGTACCTCTCCTTCATTGGCAATTCCCTGTCCTGCATCTTTAGTTGGCCGTTCCCAAGCATTGTTTCAATCTTCTTGAAATTCAGAATCTCAGTAGATAGCTCTTCACCGGTACTCGCTATCTCAGATGTCGGACCAAACATACCCCTAATAGCCATGTGTATCTCTACATACTTCACACCCTTGGCAACTGCTATTAATCCAGGAAGATTATCTGCTGCATGATCCGAATATCCTATCTCAACATTTGGTATGTCCTCAAAAAATTCCCGAAGTCTATCAATTCTATCCATGTTCATTTCTGATTCAGACGGTGGGTAAAGAGAGACGCAATGCATAACCACAATTTCAGGTATGTGACTATTAAGTGCAAAGTCACGTATATGTTCAAGGGTTCCACATCTATCAGGGGTATCCGGTATTACCGTCTCCATCATTCCGGTTGAAATTACGAGCTTCTTTATTTTATTACTCCTCATTAATTCACATGCAAGCTCATTATCAAATTGTCCAGATGCTATTTTAATGTTACTTGAAAACCTCAAAGCTGTATCCAATAATTGAATCTGGCTAATAGTAATAAGGAGTTCCATTCCTAGCGTTTTAACTGTTTTAGCTATATCGGAAAGCGATCCAACCTCAAGCTCAGATTGTTTATAGAATAGTCTCTTGTCAGCCCACTCCTTTCCCATATTACCTGTATCGTAAAGCTGAACCTTGAACATAGAGCAACCTGCTGCTGCTGCTGCGTATGCTGCCTGGTGTAGTAACTTGTGATCCCCTTGCCAGTAATTTGCTGGCTCTGCTATTACTTTTACCATCTACTTCCCCCATTTAATAAAGTTTCTAATGTTAATAAAAAACATAGGTACTACGACTATCAGTAATCCATAAGTAGTATCGTTGGTCAGGCAGTAGATAATCCACAATACATTGCATACCGCAAACAGAATAAAGCTATATCTCTTCTTATTCCCTATGCTCCACGCACCACATAATTCAAATATGCCAGCTGCCCAATCTAGCATTCTACCCCCAACTCCTTAGCTACTATTATACCTGCCTTCTTGACCAGCATGTCTTTATTTACGACCACATACCCGTGATCCTCTATCACTTTAACCGCGGCACTGTATATTATCGTTGTCGGTTTTATCTCCACGCTACTTATCCTCCTTGATCGCACTAATGAACAGTGCCATTGGCAACAACACAAACGAAACGATTACACCCGCACCGAAATACAGCACAAACATTCCTAATAAAATTAGTCCCAATATCTCCACTCCTTATTTTAACCTCCAGTATATTGATGCGATATTCCTCACCTGATGTCTTGATACTTCCTTACCATCACATGTTTTTATTGCCCAATATCTATGTGGCATCTGTAGCTGGAATGAGCAATCACCCTCTCTGCTTGCATCAATAATCCTACCATCAATCATAATAATCCTTGATATCTCTACATCAATCATATCATTTGTATGGCTATTCCCCATTCTCATCCTCCCCCATCTTACTAAGTTCCTCCACGTAAAATCTTTCTTCCTTGGTCAGCTCCTCATTGTTCTCCAGTTTTCTCCTTACACTTCTAAGGGTTTCATTCCTATCATTTAGTATTTCCTTAGTAGATTCAACGTCTTCCTTGAAGGAGATAGGTGTTTCTGGGCTAGCATCAGTCATTTTCATCCACTTCTTTGCAGTAGTTTTTATACGTTTCCCGCCAAACTTACCCACTATTCTTGTTTGTTTCCGTATCCTTTTCATTCTCCACCATCTCCTGCTGTCTCTTAGCGATTACTCTGATCTCGGATAGTATCTCATTAACTACTACCCCAGCCTCCAGCATAATTCCCCCATCTTCCTCCGTTAATAGCATTCAGACCATCCATCCGGGCTAATAACCCTTATGTGATTATTAAGGTTGGCAATTTCTACCTCCAGTGAGCATATCGCAGCCTTGAGTCGCATTATCTCCATATCCTTGTCCACACACATTGGACAGTAATTCGTAGTGTCGAGGATTATCTTGCCACAGCATGCTGTCTCCACATCCTCAGTTCTAGTCATTTTGTAATCGCAGGTTGTCTCCCCACGGTCCACTGTACCGTATGCACTTTCACAAATTCCCATGTCTCTTCTCCCTTCTCATTAACCACTATACCTATACTAGCATGGTAAAAATGTTTTGTCAAGTTAAAAGCAGTAATATGGCAAAAAGTTTAGCTGACATAAGATACCCTATAAAGATTCCCTATGATAGGATAGTATTAGTAGTTAAGAATAGTTTTTCCCATGTTAGTATTATCCTTGTTCTACTAATCATCTGATAATACTTTAACTAAAAATAAGAATATGATAGGTAAAGGATAAGAGTCTTAAAGGATAAGATAGTATAAAATGATAATAGTATATACAGCCTTCTATATACTAAAATAGTGTCAATGGAAAAGAAATCTGGGTGCATAACAGGTATTTATGTCTATTTTATCCTCCATAACATACCCTACTCAGGTACAGAATTATTATTTTTTATTATTTTTTCTCTATTTTTTTAATTTTTCTATATATATAAGCCGTGGTACCACTACCTAATACATTATATCCCCATATTCGAACCCACGTACCCACCCTCTACATATATCCTTTATACATATACCATTAGTACACACATACTATTAAATAAACTAATAATAAATATATAAACATTATGATATCGTAATATTAATCACACTGAGTATAATAAATAATCATACTAATATTATATCATGGTATATAAATAATATTACCCCTTATTGGTGCATATACTCCACCATTGGCACTCATATTATGTAAACTATTGGTATATAACTGTGATATAGTGTAATGATATTGTATGGTTATAATGATATAATTGTATATCTAGTAACTAAGTATATTTGTCTAACAAATACAGTATATTACAATCCCTCCCCCAGTACACAGTACTCAGTATATAGTATATATTATTAATAATAGTATTTAGTCTTTATAATAGACAATCATAATGATATAATAGAGTATATACTATAGTATAATATATAATAGTATTAAATACTTAGAATATAATACTTAGAATATAATACTAAGAATATACTATGAT